ATCCTTGTAAACCTTGAGTACCTTGAGTACCTTGAGTAGTTCCAGCAAGACCTTGAGGTCCTTGAACACCTTGAGTACCTTGAGATCCTTGTAAACCTTGAGTACCTTGAGTACCTTGAGTAGTTCCAGCAAGACCTTGGAGACCTTGAACACCTTGAGTTCCTTGAGTTCCTTGAGTTCCTTGAGTACCTTGAGTAGTTCCAGCAAGACCTTGGAGACCTTGAACACCTTGAGATCCTTGAAGTCCCTGAGTACCTTGAGTACCTTGAGTACCTTGAGTAGTTCCAGCAAGACCTTGGAGACCTTGAACACCTTGAGATCCTTGAAGTCCCTGAGTACCTTGAGTACCTTGATTACTTAAACCTTGGAGACCTTGAACACCTTGGGATCCTTGAAGTCCCTGAGTACCTTGAGTTCCTTGAGTACCTTGAGTAGTTCCAGCAAGACCTTGGAGACCTTGAACACCTTGAGATCCTTGAAGACCTTGAAGACCCTGTAAACCTTGAGTACCTTGATTACTTAAACCTTGTAAACCTTGGACACCTTGAGATCCTTGAAGACCTTGAGTACCTTGAGTACCTTGAGTTGTTCCTGCAAGACCTTGTAAACCTTGAGTACCTTGAGATCCTTGTAATCCTTGAGTACCTTGAGTACCTTGATTACTTAAACCTTGAAGACCTTGAACACCTTGAGTACCTTGAGATCCTTGTAATCCTTGAGTACCTTGAGTACCTTGAGTAGTTCCCGAGAGACCTTGAAGACCTTGAGTACCTTGAGTTCCTTGAAGACCTTGAATTCCCTGAAGACCTTGAGTACCTTGAAGACCTTGAAGACCTTGAAGACCTTGAGATCCTTGTAATCCTTGAGTACCTTGATTACTTAAACCTTGAAGTCCCTGAGTACCTTGAAGTCCCTGAGTACCTTGAGATCCTTGTAATCCTTGAGTACCTTGAGTACCTTGAGTAGTTCCCGCGAGACCTTGAGTACCTTGAGTACCTTGAGATCCTTGTAATCCTTGAGTACCTTGAGTACCTTGAGTAGTTCCCGCGAGACCTTGAACACCTTGTAATCCTTGAGTACCTTGAGTACCTTGAGTACCTTGATTACTTAAACCTTGGAGACCTTGAGTACCTTGTAAACCTTGAGTTCCTTGAAGACCCTGAGTACCCTGAGTACCTTGTCTTCCTTGAGTACCTTGAGTACCTTGTAATCCTTGAGTACCCTGAGTTCCTTGCAATCCTGCGGCAGAAGGAGTTGTCCAAGAAACACCAGAAACTGTAGATACTAGGATAGAACCAGCAGCACCTACATTTCCATAATAATCTCTTAGTGAACTATCAAGTTCTACTAATCCACCAAATGTAGAAGCACCAGAAACTCTTACGTCACCCTGAACGTGTAATTTTGCCAATGGAAGTGTTGTACCAATACCAACTCTTTCGTTAGTTCCATAAGGTGCTAACTGAATTGTCCCATCAGCATTTACATCAATGCTTGGAATACCAGAAACATCATTAACAGAGAAAATAGAACCTGAAGTAAGATTATTAGTAATACTGAAGAGTTGACCAGCAGACCCTTCAAATGAAAGTGTTCCAGAATTAAGAGTGTCATAAGGTATAATATCAATAATAGTTCCTATTCCAAGAGATCCTGTAGAAGGATTAATTTGCAGTCTAGTAGAAGAAACTCTAAGTGTAGTTTGAATACCTGAAGTTACACTTGATATTGCAACATACCAATTTGAGTTGGTAGAAACGTCATCAAGTATAGTTACTCCACCATTATTTGAACCTTGAAGACCTTGAGTTCCTTGAAGACCTTGAGTTCCTTGAGATCCTTGAGTACCTTGAGTACCTTGAGTACCTTGAGTTGTTCCTGCAAGACCTTGTAAACCTTGAGTACCTTGTAAACCTTGAGTTCCTTGAGTTCCTTGAGTAGTTCCAGCAAGACCTTGTAAACCTTGAGTACCTTGAGATCCTTGAAGACCTTGAGTACCTTGAGTACCTTGAATTCCCTGTAATCCTTGAGTGCCTTGTCTTCCTTGAAGACCTTGTAAACCTTGAGTACCTTGAGTTGTTCCTGCAAGACCTTGAAGACCTTGAAGACCTTGAAGACCTTGAGATCCTTGTAAACCTTGAGTACCTTGAAGACCTTGAGTACCTTGAGTACCTTGAGTACCTTGAGTACCTTGTAAACCTTGAGTACCTTGAGCACCCTGAGTTCCTTGATTACTTAAACCTTGAAGACCTTGAGTTCCTTGGAGACCCTGAGTACCTTGAGTAGTTCCTGCAAGACCTTGTAATCCTTGAGTACCTTGTGATCCTTGTAATCCTTGTAATCCTTGAGTACCTTGTGATCCTTGTAATCCTTGAGTACCTTGAGTTCCTTGCGAACCAACACCCTGAGTTCCTTGAGTGCCTTGTAAACCTTGAGTTCCTTGGATTCCTTGTAATCCTTGAGTACCTTGAGTACCCTGAGTTGTTCCCGAAAGACCCTGTAAACCCTGAGTACCCTGAGTTCCTTGATTACTTAAACCTTGAGTACCCTGAGTTCCTTGAGGACCAACAATAAGACCAACATCAATCCAAGTACTTCCATTCCACACCCAAAGATGTCCTGTATCTTGAACAATATATCCATCACCAATACTTCCAAAATATGGAGTCGGTAAATTTGATTGTGTAGTAACACTTCCTACAATTCTTACGGATTCTCCTGCTACACCTTGAGCGCCTTGTAAACCTTGAGTTCCTTGAGTGCCTTGTAAACCTTGAGTACCTTGAGTTCCTTGATTACTTAAACCCTGTAAACCTTGAGTTCCTTGTAATCCTTGAGTTCCTTGTAATCCTTGAGTTCCTTGTAATCCTTGAGTTCCTTGTAATCCTTGAGTTCCTTGTAATCCTTGAGTTCCTTGTAATCCTTGAGTTCCCTGAAGACCTTGAGTACCTTGTCTTCCTTGTAATCCTTGAGTTCCTTGTAAACCTTGAGTACCTTGAGTACCTTGTAAACCTTGAGTTCCCTGAAGACCTTGAGTACCTTGAGTTCCTTGTAAACCTTGAGTTCCTTGAGTTCCTTGTAAACCTTGAGTTCCTTGAGTTCCTTGATTACTTAAACCCTGTAAACCTTGTGTTCCTTGTAATCCTTGAGACCCCTGAGATCCTTGTAATCCTTGTAATCCTTGAGACCCCTGAGATCCTTGTAATCCTTGAGTTCCTTGAGTTCCTTGCGAACCGACACCTTGAGTACCTTGTAATCCTTGAGTACCTTGTGATCCTTGTAATCCTTGAGTACCTTGAGATCCCTGAAGACCTTGAGTACCTTGAGTACCTTGTAATCCTTGAGTACCTTGTGATCCTTGTGTTCCTTGAACACCTTGAAGAGAAGCATCTAAAATGCTTACCTTGTATATTTCATCTGTTAAGTTATCATAAACCGCTATTAAATCATCTGGAGAAACAATAGAAGTTGAAGCAAGACCAGTAATTGCTCTTTTTCTTATTTTTCCATCAAAAGTATTCGCAGTTACAATACCAGTAAATAATCCGTCACCAACTACAGTTAGATCTGAGGTTGCGAGTGTTGTTCCTATTCCTACATTCCCAGTAATTTCCAGTACAGTTTGACTTTCAGTAAAGGAATTAATTCCAACTTGTAAGTATCTTTGGCGATTACTGAGATATTTTGCCATTTTAGTTTAAAGTCTCAAGAATACTTGCTATAAACTTTATATTTGTCCCACTACTAGCAGATACAACTAAACAATCACTTGTTTCTAAAACCAATTTACCACTCAATAAACTTGCAGTATCATTTCCCGCAATAGGAAAATCCTTTAAAATTTCTGTAGTTACAGCAATTCCTGCAATATTTCTTCTATGTGAAAAAGATATGGTTTGTGAGGTTGATCCAATATTTGCCATTTGGGCTAATAAAACAACTCCAGTATATCCAACTGGTGCTGTATAAATTCCGACCGGACTAGTTGGAACTACTGATGTAATTGTGTGAAATACATTTAACTGTAATGCCATTATTATTAATCTCCTCCTAGTGCAAGTATAAATGGAGTCATTGTTGAAAATAAGCTCTTAGCGTAGAAAATACCAGAAATAGTTCCGGTCTGCTGGTTAATCACAACACCATCGCCAATTCTAAAATTACCTGTTTGGTCAGTTGTAGTAAATACAACTAGACCGCCATTTCTAGAATCAGTTTCATTTGCTTGGATTGGAACTCCACCATTTGCTGGAACAGCTCTAGATATTTCTGTTCCGGATCCAATGTATTCTAAAGAATGACCAGATGCTAAAACTCTACTTTGTTTGTAGAAATAAACTTGAGTTCCAATGCCAACTTCATATGGAACAAAATCAGTCAATGTAATCGTACAAATTCCAGAAGAAACTGGAGTTGATTTTTCAATTGCAAAATACGAAGGAATTGGTAAAGCTGTAGCCTTAGCTGTATTTATTCCTGAATTAGGAGCACTAATTGTAACCCTAGGTAAAGTAGTATATCCTCTACCATTTGATATCATTTCAATATTAACAACTGATCCATTTTTGACTTCAGCAACAGCTTGAGCCGGGATTCCCCAACTAGTTGATGGTGGATCTATAGTTACAAAAGCATTATCTCCATATCCAGATCCTCCATCATCTACAGAAATTTTTCCTATTGAATAATAAAGATCATTAAAAAATACAACCTGACCATCGAAAGGTCTAACAACATTAATCTGTGCTGTTCCCCCTCCATAATAAGTATGTGAAATAGTTGATACCCCGACATTGCACGAGAACATCGTGCTTGCCATAGAAACGGATGGAGTATTTAAAATACTTGTTCCTATTCCCACAGAGGTAGAAGTTACTGTTGATATCAGATTATCAATAAATGATTGTACGTTAGCACAAGAATTTGGATCTTTATTTGTTGGATCTCCTGCGATGGTTAAATCTTGATAATTTAACTGATTAGTGATCGCTTTTTTGGCATAAGTACCAACTGAATTAAAAGCTGTAGTAGACTCTGAAACTTCCCCTGTAATTCCATTTATTAGTGGGTTTCCATTAGCATCAAAATATTTCTTTATAAATTCAATAACATTCTTATTTGTGTAATCTCTAACGTCTAAAGATAATGAATCGATCAAATACCCTATATCTCTAAAACACTTATTGCCAGAAGATAAGAAAGATCCAGAATTTTCGCTGAATTCTAATAGATATGATTGATCTCCTTCTCCAATTACAGTTGTAACTATTCCAACCAGTGTATCGATATTTGACTGAACATCGGTGCAAGAATCTGGATTTCCGGATGGATAAACTGTAATTGCAATTCCGGGTCCACCATAAGTGGCTGGTCCAGAACTAATTCCAACTTCCTTATAGTTTAATTGATTTGTAATAGCTTTCTTTGAATAATCCCTCAGGCTATTGAATGCATATACTGATTGAATTCTTTCAGAAGTTCCAATACCAATGGGAGTAGCTCCACTAAAATAGAAATTGGTAAAATCTCTTGAATACTTATTTCCTCCAGTAAATACATCTATAGAAACAGCGTCAACTAGATAACCGAGATCTCTAGCACAAATATTAGATGTTGAAATACCTAGATTATCATTAAAAGTACTCAATGATGAAGTATTTCCTGCACCTATGACGACCGTTACAATTCCTACTAGATTGTTTATATTTGATTGCACATCAAAACAAGCTCCAGGATCAGTATTTGCATATATTGGACCTCCACCACCATAAGTAGATGTTCCCGTAGAAATATTTAAGTTTGAATAGGCAGCACCAACAAGAGTATTAGTAATCGCTTGCTTCATATAATCTCTTGCTCTATGGAAAGCATAAATCGTTTCCTGTTCTTCCCCACTTAAAGATCCTGCTCCCGCCCCATTAATATACTGATTTGAAAACTCTCTAGAATATCTGTTACCTCCAGTAAACACATCAGTTGCAATTGCATCTATAAAGAATCCAAGATCTCTCTTGCAAGTTGTTGCTGTTCCACTAATACTTGGATACGTTGCAGCAGTATCATTCCAAGCAGAATCGACAATAACTGATTTATTTCTTTGAATTAATCCTGAAGCATCATAATATCTGTTTCTTTCATATGGATATGGATCATCTGGGAAAGAGAATCCACTTGGAAATCCAACCGCAATAGATGCTAATGATTTATCGATTATTTCTTGTTTGTTTTTTTGGATTAATCTATAGGAATCGTAATATCTGTATTTTTCACTTGACGCAGGATCTCCCGGAAAAACAAAGTTTGGATGATCAAGTGCTATTGATGCCAAAGATTTAACTTGTATTTCAGATTTATTTGCTTGTATTAAGTTATAGGAGTCAATATATCTTCCTGGTGCTACCGTATCTACTTCAAAAATATAACCAAATCTTCCGCTTGGATAAGTAACGATACCTGGACCAGAAGTGCAAGTAAATGCCAATCCGGATAAAGTTATTCCCATACCAACTGAGAAACTATGAGATCCATTGGTATATGCAGTTAATATTCCAGTTATATTATCATATTTTGCATATGAAATTGATAATGATGGTTGATTTAAATCAACTATAAATTCATCTGATATTGCACCTTTAGGAGAAGAAATTATACCAACGTATTTTAAAGGTCCTACCCCATCGGCAACAAGACCATAGTTACCAAAAGAAGCATTTGAGTTCGTTAAATCACATGCTGCTCCACTTCCACAATATACTGCAATGTCATTACAAATAGTAAATAAAGAAACTAATTGAGCATATCCTTCATTTGTAATTGAAACTCCAATTCCACCTTGATTGTATTGCGTATAAGAATCAAGAACCATAGATCTTAATGGTCCTATTGCACTCTTTCCATCTATTTTTAAACCTATACTATTCTGTATAAAGTTTGTGCAATTTTGTATGTATGGAGATTGTTCGATATATCTGGGACTATTTGGATCAAATGAGAAAATAGCTCCAGTATTTGGTGGTCCAACAAAAGATACTCCAGTTACATAGTTTCCATTACCAACATAGAATAAATCTCCTTGATTCTGTGGTGTAATTGATACCTCTCTGAGGTTATCTCCAACAATACTAACTTGATCCGGTAAAGTGATTGGATTATTTTCTATATAAGATCCAGCACTAACTTTAATAACCGTTCCTGATCCAGCTGCTCCAACTGCTCCTGAGATTGTTGCCTTTGCATCTCCAAGTCTTCTTCCTGTATTTGAATCGTTTCCATCTTTAGTTACATATAAAACATTTGGTACTTCTGGACCCCTATCAGATCCTTGAACTCCTTGGGTTCCCTGTAGTCCTTGATTTCCTTGTAACCCTTGTGTTCCCTGAGTTCCTTGTAATCCTTGAACACCCTGATACCCCTGCAGTCCTTGAGTTCCTTGTAATCCTTGTAATCCTTGTAATCCTTGAACACCCTGATCTCCCTGCAGTCCTTGAGTGCCTTGAGTGCCTTGAGTACCTTGAACGCCTTGATCTCCCTGTAGTCCTTGAGAACCTTGAAGACCCTGAGGACCTTGGGGTCCCTGAGCTCCTTGAGGACCTTGAATTCCTTGATTACTGGATCCTTGTGCTCCCTGTAATCCTTGAGGACCTCTAATTGTTCCAACATCAACCCATTGATCCCCCTGCCAAACCCAAAGATGTCCGTTATCTTCCGATAACACACCATCGCCAGTTGAAGGTGGTTGTGGAAAATAATATTCATCATTTGCATAAGATCCTGTTAAGTAGATTTGTGGATCTGATATTGTGACTGTTGGTACAGAACCAATAATTCTTACTGATTGTCCGGGAAGACCTTGAGTGCCCTGAAGACCTTGTATTCCCTGAACACCCTGATCACCCTTTACTCCTTGAGGACCTTGTAAACCTTGAGAACCTTGAAGTCCCTGTATTCCTTGAACACCCTGAACACCCTGAACTCCTTGATCTCCTTGAACACCTTGAACACCCTGAGTTCCTTGTCTACCCTGACTTCCTCTCGTACCCTGAAGACCTTGAACACCTTGATTGCTTAAACCCTGAACTCCCTGATCACCCTGAAGACCTTGAGTTCCTTGTCTACCCTGACTTCCTCTAGCACCTTGAATGCCTTGATCTCCCTGAAGACCTTGAGATCCCTGTAACCCCTGAACACCCTGAACGCCTTGATTACTTAAACCTTGAACTCCTTGGGATCCTTGTAATCCACCTTCTCCCTGTAACCCCTGAACACCCTGAACGCCTTGATTACTTAAACCTTGAACACCCTGAGTTCCTTGTCTACCTTGACTTCCCTGAAGACCCTGAACACCTTGATTACTTTTACCTTGTAATCCCTGTAAACCTTGATTTCCCTGAAGACCTTGTAATCCTTGAAGTCCTTGAGTTCCTTGAAGTCCTTGAGTTCCTTGTTGACCTTGAGTTCCCTGAAGACCTTGAGTTCCTTGTCTACCCTGAATACCTTGAACACCTTGATTACTTATACCTTGAATACCTTGATCGCCCTGAAGACCTTGAGTACCTTGTCTACCTTGAGATCCTCTAGAACCTTGAATACCCTGAACACCTTGATCTCCTTGTAATCCCTGAACACCTTGATCTCCTTGTAAACCTTGAGTTCCTTGTCGTCCTTGGGTTCCCTGTCTCCCTTGAGATCCTTGAGTTCCTTGAGAACCTTGAACACCTTGATTACTTAAACCTTGAGTTCCTTGTTGACCTTGTGTACCTTGTAGTCCCTGAGATCCTTGTCTCCCTTGAGTACCCTGAGTACCTTGTAATCCTTGAGATCCTTGGGATCCTTGTAGTCCCTGAGTTCCTTGAGACCCTTGAGTACCTTGAACACCCTGATTACTTAAACCCTGAGTTCCTTGTCTTCCTTGAGATCCTTGAGTACCTTGTAATCCTTGTATTCCCTGTGTTCCTTGAGATCCGGAAGTGCCTTGAGTTCCTTGTCTACCTTGACTTCCCCTTGTTCCTTGAACACCCTGATCACCCTGAAGACCTTGAGATCCCTGTAAACCCTGTATCCCCTGAGATCCCTGTAAACCCTGTACACCTTGATTGCTTAGACCTTGTATACCTTGTGATCCTTGGAGACCCTGAACACCCTGAGTTCCTTGTAAACCCTGTATACCTTGATTACTTAAACCCTGAACACCTTGAAATCCTGCGGTTCCTTGAGAGCCTTGAGAGCCTTGAGTTCCTTGAAAGTTTCCTGGTATTCCCTGTGTTCCTTGAACACCTTGAATGCTTGCAGCAGATTGAGTTACACCTAATGTAGGTGTATACCCTACTGTGACATTATAACTAGTACTTGCAATAGATACTCTAGGCATTAGGTTGATACTGAGGGAGTTACTAGGGCCATTCCTTCAATGATCCTTTGTTTTTTATTTGTAGCAATAGAAGTTATTACAACGTCATAATAGTATCTACCGGGAGTCAATTCATTGGTAATAGTGTTTGCCATTGATACTATTACTTGACCGGCGCTACTTATTATTCCGACTGTAAATGGAGATGAAGTTAATGAACCTGGAAATTTTTTTATTTTTCCAACAGAGGTATAACCAGTTAAATTTATAGGACTTCCATCTGGATTTGTTACAGTGAAAAAATTTTCGTAATCAGTACCTTGTTCTATTGTTATATTTACTGATGGAACAGCCATTTCCTATATTTTTTAAATTATTTATCTTCACTATTCAGTTGATTTTTCAGAAGTTTTGACAATTCTGCTGTTGATCCAACAAATAAAGCATTAGTTACATTTGTAGGTCCTTTTGATTGCTTTTCTTCTTCAATATCTTTTAATTTTTTTTGTAGGTCCATTAATTTATCGGTAGCATCTGCAACATTTTTTATCAATTGACCAGCTACTTCATAAGCTCTAGGCATTTCACTTTCTTGAGCTAGTTCTAATATTCCATTTATGGCCTCTTGACCTTTTTCAATTAAAGAATATAAATTTCCTCTAGTGTATTCATAATCACTTTTTATGTCCTCAACTGAAGATGAAATTTGTTCTATCTTTTTTAAGTTCTGGTCAGAATCTGACAATATTTCAGTAGAAACTGGTGAAATATTAAAAGCACTATTTAAATCTTCAAACTTTTTACTCATTTTCATAACTTATCAAAATGTATCTCCACTAAATCCAAAATCATCACCATCTTCAATTAGTAAATTATCAGATTCGGTGATTTTTTTAACTTCTGCTCCGGATAAATGAGATGTTATTGTAGTATTATCTTTTCCCCTTTCAACTGTCAATATATTTCCAGATTTAAGTCTTACATAAACTTCTTCCCCCTCAATATCCAAATAGGAATTTGTGGGAATTGAAGAAGCATCATTAACAGAGATTAAAATATCTTCTGTGCTTATATCTTTTGAAAGACTTGTTACAACAACACCAGTATAATTTTTAATCGCTCTGGGTTCAGAAGAATATACGACTTCTCTTGATGTAGATTCTGTAGAAGAACCTGCAATGTAACTGATAGTTGCTTTTTTGATAGTATCTTTTGTTGCAGAAGATGTAGGACCAAAAAGATAAATCTTTGCGGTAAATCTCAAGGTATACAATAATACTCTTCTTGTAGTGAAGTTACCCTCATAGTCATCTTGCATCGTAATGTTTTCCAGGATAATTGGAACATCTCTCCTTTCCTTTATATCCTTAACAAATTCAATGGACAAATTGTAAGATGGTTGGAAATATGGTAAAATTTGTTCTATTATTTGCAATGCATCATCATTCAATTTTGACATAATATTCAATTCAAATTGCATATTGTATGGAACTGGCATATAAGTTTTTCTAGTTTCAGTTCCGTCAGCAGAAGACTTTGATAAAAATGTTTGAGTTGTACTAACTTTTCTACCTCCATCATAAGTTAAACCAGTAAATTCAAATGACATTCTAGGTAAAGTTATTTGAACTGGTTTATTCAGATCTGGAGATTGCTCTAAACGTGCTAAGAATTTTTGAGTAGGTCCATATGCTAATGGAACTTTTATTTCACTAACTACATTATCAGAATCATTTTTATGAAGAATGGTTATATCATTAAAAAGAGTTCCGAATGATATAAGAGTTTTTCTAAGAATTTCGTTATAAAAATACTCAAACATTTTTGTAAATCCAGATACATTTATGAAGTATTAAATACTATTTATGTTTATGGCATTCCAAATGGATTTGTTTCGCTGAAATCTACAATTTTATCTGCTTCGGTCTCAATATTATTGTTATCTGCATATCCATCATTTACTGCGTATTGATCAATATAACGTAAAATGTGATACGCGCTTGATGCCGCACCAACTATAGTTTCTCCACTTAAAAAAGTTCCCGTTATATTTGATACTTCTAATTTATTCGTGGATGCATTCCAAGATTTTACTCTTGCTGTTGTTCCACTTATAGAACCAGTTACTAACTCATTAAATTCATAATTTCCCACAGAAGTTGTTGGTGGAGTGGAAATTTGTACTAATGGAGGTTCTGTGTACCCAAGACCAGCGTTTACTATTCTTATTTGTTCTATAGATCCTGACGAATTAACAATTGCTGTAGCAGCAGCAGAAACAGAAGATACCCCAACAAATGTAATAGTTGGTGCATTTACATATCCCGAACCAGCATTTGTTATAGAAATAACACTTATTATTCCATCTCCTATTGTTGCTGTAGCGACAGCACCAGATCCATCTCCAAAAAATGCAACTTTTGGTGCTATTGTATATCCATATCCAGGATTTATAACTTCTACTGATTGAACAGATTTTTTAGATGGATTTAAATTATCATTACAAACAACAATTCCACCAATCATTGTTGCGGATCCTATGCCAGTCAATCCCCCAGAGGGAGCAGATGAAACGGAAACTCTTGGAGGTTTTGAATATCCTCCACCTCTATTTGTAACTGTAAAAAATCTTATACCACCATTTACAATTTGAGATATTGATGCAGTAGCAGTTATTGCAGATCCGACTAAAGTTAAAGTTCTAACATTTCCTATTGGACCATATCCAGAAGAACTTCCACTGATATTATCGTCAATTTCTTCTATTCCGGTATTAATTAATTCATCTTCGTACCTAAACAATTCACACTTTAAAGTATAAGTATATGTTTTTTGTAATTGATAAAAAGGTTGTTCGTGCTCAACAAATTTAATTTCAAACAACCTATCACCAAGAGGAAAATAAATTAAATCTCCTTCGCAAGGTCTTGTGGATATTCTAATGTGCGGTTGATCTTTTATTAGAGGAGTTATATAAGTTTCAAATCTTTCTCTTGATATAGTTAATGACAATTCATTAAGTGCTTGAATTCCAAATTTTGAGAGTATTACTGTGTTATCTCCATAACCTTCATAATTGTTTAAGTATGCTTCTATTGGGTAAGCATCTTCAAACATAGATTCTATAACCTCCTTGATCACTACTTTTTGAGTTAAATAGTGTCTAGGTAGATAATACACCTCAATCCCATACATTCTCAATTGTTCATTGATCAAATCCTGCATTAGGCTTTGTTCAGTTTTTGATCCCTGTAGAAAAAATGGATTAAGCATATGATTATCCTATCATATCTAATGGTGGAAGTTCATATGTATTGGACATTTTTTCCATTAGAATATCTATCTCTCTCTGTGCATCATCATACATTTGTCTGCCATTTAATTCCACTCCACCTGGTAGTTTGACTCCAGTAAATTTCATCATATTTTGACCCCATTGTTTTTTTATAAGAGAGGTTAAATATGGCTTAATAAAAGAATCATTCCAAACCCTTGAATAGTCATTTGGATCTAAAGTTGAATAGCAATCAATTATAAAGTAATGATCTTTTGTTACTGATCCCCAATCTATATCTAGATATAAACGATCCTGTCTTTTATTAAACCTAATTTGTTTTTGTGTATTAAGTAGGAAATCAAGGTCTTCAAGGTATGTTTTTACCATGGCATAACTTAAAAGTTCAGTAGTTCCCCAATAGTAAATATCATTTAAAAATAGTTGATATTTTACACTAAACATATTATGCGTAATAGTATTTGTTCCATCAAAAGTAAATATTTTATTTACTCCTATTACACTTGGCGGAATCTGTAAATAATTACTACTTTCAAAATAAGAAAAAGTCGTAGCAGTTCCTGCTATATTTGCAGTGGCAGTAGTGGTTACTATTCCCACACCGCTTTCAGATGGTTTGGCCCTTCCCCTATCAATATCTTCCTGTGTTACTTTATATTTAAAAAAAGTTGGATATACGCCATCAAAATGCCTTTCCTGGAAAAATTGTATGGCATCATCAACTAAATCTTCTATCTGTTCATCAGCAACATTTATTTCTAGAACTGGCGCTCCCAGTTTCCTCTTACAATAATCTATAAGTTCTTGTCTTGTAGATGGTTGCGCCATATTTTTTTATTCTTTATAAGAATATTTATGAATTAACACTTAGCAAATCTAATACAACTTCTTGATGTTTCATGTACAATTTAATATAAGATTTGGCAATATTTCTTAATTTTTCTACATCATCAATAGCATCAATTTCTGCTGATAATTTGAAATATTCAAATGTTTTACTTAAATCATCTAATTTTATATCATCTGGGTTCATTTAAAATGCTCCTAAGTAAATTTTTTATTTCTTCAATATCAGATTTCATGTTAGCAAGATCTTCTTCATAATTTTGTGTCTTTTGATTCTCTTTGCTTTTCATTTTTTTTCTTTCAAGGTAATTTTGATAATCACTCATATTTGAATTTATAATTGAATTTGTATTTGGATCCCTTAAAAGACTAATATTTTCTTTTATTCTAAGATAAAAATTTTCATGCAAGTGAAATAACCCTCAAGTTCTTAATTCTGGGTGGATATGTTTGATTTGTGGATGACATAACTAATTTAATTCTAAATGACATAAATGATTGTAATTCATCTGCTGTAAATGTATATTCCTTAAATTCAATACTAGACGAATCAAATCCTAAGAAATCTGTATTTGCTATAAAAGTGTCAGATCTTCCATCATTATTTTCAAAATTAATAATATTTCCGTTAGGATTTAAATTTTTGTATCCAGGAAATGGAATAAAAATAGGATCAAAGTTTTGAGATTGACTAATTGAATAAAAAGCTCTTATATCACAATATTTATTGATATGTGCATCGAGAATTATTTTAATAGATGATGCTGGATTTGCAAGATTTATTTCTTTAGAAATATATTGGAACGCTGATGGATCTTCAAATATAGAATTTACTCTACTATCATTTGCATAATCCTCTATAGGACTATTAATTCTATTGCTTACTAAAACAGCATTCATTCTATGCGTATCAATAACGGGAGATACAAAACTATCTGTGGTATTCAAAAATAGTCTCATATTAAGAGATGGCTTATCATCTAATTTTTCCACTTCATTAATTTTTGAACATATTAGTTTTGTACTACCAAGATAATTTGTTTTATCTATGCTAACGGAAGCAAATCCATCATCAAGGAATGGTATTTCATTTCCATTTATACTTTTTCCAGATATTGTTTTTAAATCGGATGTCAAAGATGTACCCTGAACGGTAATATTTTGTATCAATGGTTTAATAATCTCGAATGGAATATTTTGGGTACAAGATACATTATATCCACCAGTTGACTTGGAATCTCCAATATACAATTTGGGGAGACTTAATCCATCAGTTCTTCCGACACCAAACGAATCTGACATATTTAGTTTAATATGATACGAATCAAATGTTATTGGATTTGATATTTCAACAGAACTTAAATCGTGAGTTGTATTAATTCTATTCAGAGAAACACCAGATAATTCGTACTTATAAACATAAGTTCCTTGTGGATAAGAATTTGGTAAAGGATATCTATTATTTGATTGTGGTTCAATGTATGCAATAAATGCAACATCATTTAAAGATCCTGCAGAAATAGAATTATATGAATAAAGTAAATCTCCAACTAAAACATATCCCGGATTATTAGTTGATATTCCAACATTTTCAAATGTTGCAAAATTAGAAGAATTATCTACTAAAATAGATGTTGGACTTAGAGATGAATTAAATTCCTGACTTAATCTTGTAGGAATGACATCTGATTCTACTCCACTAATAATTACATAATTCTGCGAATCATACATACCATGATTTTTATGATTTACCTTAACATGAAGACCATCATTCTCAACAATTATACTGCCTGATGGGATAGTAACATTACCACCAATACTTGAATTTAATACTGTTGTTATTCCACTATTATTTGCATAAGTTATTGTTTTTCCTACTCCAGATTCAAAAGATCCCTGTACATTATCTAAAACTAATTGTGTAGCATTTCCAATTGATACTATTGAGAATCTAGCATTTGCTCCAACTGAAATAGAACCTATACTAGAAATCCCAAGAACATCTCCGGATTGATAACCATTTCCACCACCAACAATAGTAGCTGCAACTGCAACTCCATTGTTTATTGAAATATTTGCGGTTGCGCCATTACCAGATCCAGTGTAACTTACTAGGCTGACGTTATTAAAAGTATAGAATCCTGAAGAAGGAGTGTAACCTATACCAGAATTGGTAACACTTAATGTTCCTGTTGCTATACCGGCATTTCCAACATATCTTCCAGTACCATTTGAATTTTGTTGAGAAACTAAATTACCAAGAGTTAAATCGGAATCATTAAGATTAGTTGACAAACCTATTCTTATTCTTCTTGATTTTAGATCAAGAGAATTTGGCATTAAATTTGCAATCTGTTTATTATTATATGATAATTCTGGACTATAAAGATTTAATATGCCGTCAAGAACAAAATCTGCTCTATAAAGAGTAAATTTTAAATCTTCCCATTGACTTGCTTCCCATGTAGATGAGTTTTGTGATTTAAAAAGTGATCCAAGATATGGTTGATTTGAAATTAAAGATTTAGTTATTAAATCATTTTCACCGACTCTAGAAATAAAGACATTATATTTTGAAGAATTTGAACCTATTACTACGGCATATTCTGTCCCACCTTCGAGATAGATTGGAGACGGAAATACAAAAGAAGTTGCAACACTTCCATCATTTGATGTTGATATTTGAGATGGATCTAAAACAACTTCGGAAAATGGTACTACTTTTCTTGTAGGATAACCATTTTGCATGGTTCTTATTTGAAGTATTACCGGAACATCGCTATCATCTTTTGTATTGAAGAAAATATCACATCTAGTTATAAAAATACCTTTTTGGGCATCAACTAAGAATGATTGTGCTAAAGGATCCCACCATACGCAACTATTCCATGGATTATTATAAGTTGTTGTTTGGGATACAATTTCACTACTTACTAACTGTGTACCACTTGTTTTTGATACAGACTCTTGTTGAATTTCTTTTCTTGATTGTATAGAAGCATTTCTGGTAGAAATTATATTTTCTTGTACCGTCTCAACTATTCCACTAGAAACAAATATTTTTTCTGCAATTGTAGTCGAGGAATTCTTATCTTTTTGTTGATTATTGATTAATGTTAATGTTTTATTTCCAGTCTCAAATCTTGGGTTAGTTGGAATATTTGGATCTGGGATGTAAAAACTTCCTATTAGAGAAGTATATGTATCAGATATTAATCTGACATTTACTATAGATGCTCTAGCACCACTATTTTTGCCAACCAGAATCATTCCAGATTCTACCCATCCACCATATTGTCCCTGTGTATAATCTGAAAGAGAAGTTGTATCTATGTTAAGTAATTTAGAAGTTGATGAATAAATTGATGGTACATCTTGATTATTATATGGATCTAAAGAGTATATTTTTGATGGGATATTATATGGACCTTCTTTATGATTTTGCTGAGCAACCCTAAACTTTATAGATGGAATTACGTTTCCTGGCAATCCGATAGAATTTGTAGCATTTGCGCTAGATCCTATTACGGTTTCTCCCACTTCAAAAACACCGGAGATCATTTGAATTTCTAAAAGTTTTGGAATACAATATTTTGTAACATTAATTCCATCAAAGAATGCATAAATCTGAGTAAGTGGTTTTAAATTCTTTGATACAAATTGAATATTCCTAGATCTCATATACTGAGTAAATTCTCTGCTGATAATTTTATCGCCAGAAGATTGATTATCAAATTTCTCAGATACAAAAGTAGTTGTTCCTGTTCTCGTTCTTACTCCAGTTTCTTTTACTTCATTATAATTATTTTGAGTTACTGTTGTAGTTGTAGATGAATAATAAGCACCATTATTCCATCTCCATCCCCACCACTGCCAAGCATAATACTTAGGTGCCCAATTTAATTGAGATGTGGAACTTGTTGCAGTATTGGACGTTTTAATAATTTCCTTTCCAGTCCAAGTGGTTTCCCAAGAATTCCATATAGTTGGAGCATATCCTGTTTGTGGATTAATACCCAAATTACTAACTGCATACGCTAAAGTTTGGGTATAATTTCCTTCTACGTTTATAATTTTTGGATCTAATCTAACCGTATCAATCCAAGAATCTGATGATGGAGTTAATTCCAAAGTAGCTTGCCAAAAACTTATTACAAATGGAGTTACATTTTCTGTTCTTGTTGCAAAATTTTGCTTCAACCATTCTACTTCAGAATAATTTAAAGTGATAATATCTCCAGTTTTTCTGATATTAAATCCATCTGGAGATTCAAATGATCTCTCAATAGTATTATCATTATTTCTGGAGAATGGAACTAAATCTATAGATGTTGTGTAGTGTTGTGGTCTAAGCTCTTTATTTGTTAAATCAATACTATTTTTGTACGGTAATCCATCTTCTTGTGATTGTAGAGAAGTAAAGTTATCGACAAAAAATCCGGACTTAAACCTATCCAATCCATCAGAATCTGGAACAAATAAATTGGATGTATTTGTTTCTAAAAGAGATAGAGAAGTATAATATTCTAAATTTTTAATTCTATCCTCAAGTTGCTTAATATCAACCATTCTATATCTTTTATGCTCTAAAAATTCAATAGAAATTTGTGAGGTGTTAAAAAGATATGGTGGTAAATATGCAGTTGCAATCTCTAATGAATCATCAACAGAAACTGGCTTTTCTGGAGTTTCTGAGGGAACACCATATTTAACCTGGAATATTCCATCTTTTGATAAATAAATTCTGTCAATTCTTCCAAGATAGAATGAAAATGTACATATTATATCTTCTTCCGAAGCTAAAATATTGGTAGAAGAATTTCCGGAAGAGTTAAAAGATCTTCCATAAAATTCTAGAGGAGATCTTGAATTTAATTGAGTAGTATAATTTGAAACTCTAGGTCTAATATCAATAATATCAGAACATCTAATACTATCAACGGATTGTATTTCATTAGCATAATTAAATGTATTATAAGATTGTATAGTGGTTATATCCCCATCATCAGTTGAAGAATAATATCCACTCGAATAATAAATTTTTAACCTTCTAGATGATTCTGAAAATGAAGAATTTCTTGTTAAGAATCCATAGTCATAATGAGATCCTTTTTGACCATTATCAAAGGAATAATGTGAAGATACATTCACACTTATTGAATCCAATGTTATTATTACTGCTTGAATGTTAGACTCTTTAAATAAAAGTGGTTCCCCTTCCTTAAAGGAAATATCATTTTCTGGTATATATGAAATTTGAGTTCCGGTTAATCTTTCAGCTACTATTCCTATAGCGCCACTTAATCTTCCTACAAAATGTTCACCAATAATTAAATCCTGAGTCGAACTTGATGATCCGCTTATCGATGATAAAACTGCGGTTGGAGCTGATGGATTATTTGTGTCTTTGGATTCGTAAATCGCGTGTACATCAATTATATCTGGACTATTCAAAGATATTGTTTCATCCTGAACTCTAGTTCCATATGGATATTTTCCATATGAAAGTCCATCATTAAGAGTGGTTGATCCTATTCCAGAAGATTCGTATTTGGATTTATCTACTATAAGAGTATTAACTCTATTCTTCAATTTTATTTTTGATTTTGGTTTTATTTTAGTTAAAGTGGCAGTTAAAGTTGCTCCTATGTCATTTGCACCTAGATTATAAATTTGTAAAGATTTGGATCCATTTGTAATAGAAAATTTATCAGAGGTTAAAACTTCATATGATCCATCAGATCTAACTAAAGTATATCTTTCTTCATCGAATGGTAAAAATGTTTCATTTTCTGAAGCTGATAATGAAGAACTTAAACTATTTCCTGAGATATTAACCGTAAATGTTTTTCTAATTGTTAAAGTTGCTTCTGTAAGATCAATAGTAGACACATATGGTTTTGGTAGAGCGGTATATAGAGTATTGTCGGTAGATTGTGATAATTTTGTAGATATAACTTTTAAGTCATTGAGAGTAGTTAAAGATGTTGGGAGACTTCCTTGACATATACCACTAACAGTGGTAACACCTATAACTTTTACTTCTGTTGTGTTTACACCTACAACTCTTGCAAAAATAGGATCAGAATATTGTGATGTGCTAAATTTAAGTAGATTATTTATTTTTATATTTCCGGGAAATACTGGATTTGTACTTATAATGGTACTAACTCCACTAAATCCAGTAATAGTGGCAAATCCAACATTATAATAATCTGATTGTATAACATCAGCATTAAATGTTTTTGCGGATCCTACAATTCCATAAACAGATTTTATGTCGGAAATTCCATATGAAGTAACTGCTATAGCAATTCTGCCATTATCGATCCCATCAAAAATTAAAGATTCATTTGCAATAAACTCTCCTCTTTTTTGATATACCGTAAGAGCTACTCCTGCTGTTACAGAATCCTTTAAAAAAGCAGTAGCTCCACTATTTTTTCCTTTAATAAAAACAGGAGCTGTTAATGAAATAGATTGATTTAATGTTATATCGGTAACAGTTTGAACATCATAAAGGGAAATATTCCATTCATTTAGATTAGAATTTGATGCGTTATATGATCCAGATTCTAGTTTAAAATCATAAACTCTAGCAACTCCAATTTCTTTCCCTTGACTAATTGTGGAATATGTTCCTATTCTTTCACTACGTAATGATAAAACATAGGTATTTCCTATTCCCGTTGTAGGTGATCCATAAACTCTATTTAAAGAGAGTGTAGAACCAGTATTGTATGTTAATCCAATATTTTCTAGTGTTTTTGTAGTCCTTGGTTTTTCAAAATCTAAAAATGTTGTACTTACAGTTTCTACTTCATATCCTCTTACAAAAGCTTTTCCTGGAGAAATCTGATAAACTCCTAGATTATCAGATGCTACAGATCCTCCGTAGGTGAACTGACCTTCATTAAATATACCTTTATTTCCTATTCCATCATTTAAAGATTCTTTGATGATTATATCGAAGGGAGTTATGTAATAATCTCCAGATTCTGCATATGTTCTTCTTGCTAATTCATCGGCAATTAAATTATACTCTTGACTTATTGGTTGAGTTCTAATTATACCATTATTGATAGTCGCAAGCTCAATAAAATTATTGTCATTAAAATCATTTAAATTTTTTTTAAATAAAGAAACCGAAATTCTTAATCTATCAGCTCCGGGTGAAGAATAATTATTAAATCCTTGAGAATTATCATTTAAATTTTCATCAATATCGGAAGTTATAATTTCTTCATTCACAAATAATCCAACCCTATAATTTGGAGTATTTGAATACTGATCTAGAATTAAAGTTTCTGAGTCTACATTTACGAATTGACCTCTTATAAAATATACTCCTTCTGATATTGAAAAGGATGAACCAGTTGAAGTTGAGTTTGATGCAATTGTATTTGCAAAGGCGGATCCTGCCGCAATAGAAGTGTTTCCTAATAAACCTGATGCTATGGTTACATTTGTGATTAAATTCTCTCCGTCTAAAAAGAAAGGAGATGAATTATTTAAAGTATTTGAGCTAAGATAGTTTACATATAAAGTAAGACTATTTCTTTCTGAGTCTTTAGATAATAAGACTTTATCTACAGTTGCAGTTACTCCTGATCTTTCTCCTGTTATTTTAGTTCCTACTAATTGTGAAATATATGCCTCAACAGGAACTCCTAAAAATATATTATTAATTTCTACTGCATAATAAAGAGTATTATACGTAGTGTTGCCTGGAATAACCTTTGCGCCTTCTTTGAAAAAATGTTGCCCAAATTTTTCAATTTGATTTTGTAATATTGATTGTAAAGTTGTTAATTCCCTTGCCTGTACCGGGTATCCTGGCTTAAAAAGAACCTTGTAGTAGTCATTATTAGCATCAAAATCGTCAAAATATGGCGCTACGTTTAAATTAGTTTGTTGAGGCATAATTCTTTAGAACTGCAAAATGACTTTGATATCTTCTTTTTGATTAGATGATCTTGTAATTGATGGTCTATTGTCAACGTAAATTATATTACCAGAATATTTTTTAACCTCTGGAGATGCAAGACCATTTACAAATGATTGTCCAAGATAATATGTTCTATTATTTATTATCGTGGATATACCACTAAAAGAACTATTAATATTGAGATTTACACTACCTCCAGATATAATAGTATTTCCTGTAATTGAAGGAGAACTTGTAAATTCAGTCAAATCGTAACCATATTTTGGATTTGTTTGAGATGTACCGACTGTATTAAATCCAACTAATGTTCTATCCTGCCAGTATTTCAAAACACCAGTAGTTTGATTGTAACTTATAACTCTACCGACAGCAGTAGTTCCTGTAGAAATTGTTTGAGTTATATATGAATTTGGAGTAAATGATGCTGAACTATATCCTGCACCGGTAAGCCTAATTGCCGATACTGCACTTGCTTTATCTAAACTTAGAATTTGATTGGACCCAAATGATAATGGATTTTCTACTATTCCAATCCTAGATATTTGATTTCCTGTTATAAAATCTGGATTTGAATTGTCGTTTTCTATTCTGGAATATAAAAGAACATAGTAGGCGCCTAATTCTCTACTAATATCGTATCCGTGTCCACCTTTTGGTGAAATTATGACATCAAATGATGGTTGTTCAGTTCCTGAAGGAACGTTTCCTGATACTAAATCGACATTTCCATAAGTGTATCCAGAACCTTGATTTGAAACGATTATTGATTCTACTTGCTGATCGGCATCAATTGTAATTGTACACTCGGCTCCAGCACCATCACCCTTTATCGGTACTCTAGAATATGTTACATTTGCTGTTCCAACACCAGTTCCTCTACTTGTTATTGTTACTATTTTTATGGATCCATCAACTGCATTATTTCTTACCGAAGCATTTTCTGCATTTGTGTCCCAATTTGTTGGAACTGGCATAAAATCTGTAGAATCAAATTTTATAATTTCACTAGGTTTTATTGTATACAAGTATTTCCAAATATAACCATCTCCACTTGATCCGGCAGATCTTGGTTCTAAATCAACAAAAGTTGGTTCGTCCAAAGATGGTCTTCCATTTGGATGATCTGGGTCAGTTCCATTTTGCAGACATATATAAACTCTATAATCACTCGTCAGAACATAATAAAAAGAATAATATAGATTAGTAGCACCGGATATTTTTGCTACATTCGATCTACTATAATCATGTCTATACATATCATAAGTAGTTCCTGAAGACCACATTCTTTTTGGAACGACTTGTCTAACATCTGAGGATGTTATCTTCTTCAATGCAATTATAGTATCCCAATAATTATTTTCTTCATTAAAGTTATCTTTAGGTGATGGTGGATTTGAATCCCAATCAGATTGAATTTCAGTTGGATTAGTCAGTCCGACAAAAGAATAGAAAGAATTAGTTGCAGTTGTAACTCCGGCAACAAAATTCTTTGCATTTAAGATTCTAATCTGATCTGTTATAATCGCTGCCATTTTTAAGTTTTTTATCTATTTATGGAATATAATCTAGATATTTTAAAGGAGAGTATCTGGTAACTATAGATCCTGTTGTTATTCCACTTATACCCTTGAGAGTATATGCATTGTAGGTATTTTCTTCGGATCTTTCCGATAAGGTTATTCTCCCCCAACTAAATTCACCATAAAAATTAGTAACTCCTATTCCATTTAAACTTAAACCATTATAGGATGAGACTCTAGCAATTACCTTTCTAATATAAGTCATACCAATTCCAGGAATAGAAGTACTTGCAATTGAAACTGAATTTGCTATGTAAATATTATCCAAATAAGTAGTTCCAACACCAACTATAGATCCAGAAGAATCTAGAGAAGTTACTCCTTTGCCAACATTTGAGTTGGAAACCACAAAATAATATCCAGTTTGTATCCCACTCAGAGTAGTAATGCCGGTTATTGAAGAATCTCTCAAATAAGAATCATGAGGAATGAATAAATCAAAGACTATAGCAGTACTTGCAATTCCAACAAAAGATCCCGTAGAAATTCCTACTATTATTCCAAAATCTCCCTGATAAGACTGAACACTATCAGATTCTTTTTTTATGGTTGGGGGAGCAATTAAGACACTTGGTGGATTAGTTGAGGTGTATCCAATACCACCATAAGATATTTTAATGCTAGTTACAATACCAGATGTAATAAGTGCAGTAGCATTTGCTTTTTGGGTATCCCCCAATCCAACGGGAGATTGTATTGATACATCAGGAGAACTTTCATATCCATATCCACCACTACTCAATAGAATAGAAGATATGGTTCCACCAGATGAAACTACTGAAGTTGCATAAGAACCTATTTTATTATCCTGAGATATTATTGTTATTTTCTTTTGAAAATCTAAAGAATAATCATTTTCATTGATAGGATTGAAAAATGGTCTAATGTTATCTACAAAAATAAATGTAGATCCTATACCAACAGATTGAATTAAATATGAACTTGGATAAATCGAAGGTTCATAAAGAGTTCTATCTTTACCAATTTCTTTTTCATTTATAATTTTATCTTCAGTTTGCCTGCACCAGATTATTGGTCTTAATAAATTTTCATCAGCAGTATTTCCTGGACCAAAATAAGTATTAGTCTCAAGGATATCAGTTGAATTTATAGAAGTTGCAATTCTATAGTCTTCACTTAATATTGGAGATTGACCTATTGAGGGATCATATGATATAGTTAATTTATCACCAACCTTTACAGTTTCCAAAATGTTTCTATCAATTACATCAACAGACCCACTTCCTCGATAAAAAAGAATTTTACAGGTATCACCTACTTTGGGAGCTTCTGTAAAGGTTATTATACTTCCTCCATCAAAAATATAAGATTTTCCAGGAACTTGTAGGATATCATTTAAGAATATTAAAAGTGTATCTTGAACAACAATATTGGAACCTTTTGAAGATCTGATTGAAATTAAAGAATTGGAAAACTTTAATGGGAAAGTTATAGTGTCTCCATCAAATAAATTTTCTATAGAGTCTATAACTTGAAACTCTCCCATAGACCATCCAGAAAACTTATCCGTAAAAGTCTTCTGTATTATTATTTTAAACTCATCATATCCAGAAGTTGTTGGAATCCCAGCAATTCCACCAACTGGAATAGTAAGAATATTGCCTTGACCATATCCGTAACCAGTATTGGTAATTTCAAAATCAATTATACTGGATCCTTGTCCAACCACAACATCTATTCTAGCTTGTGTTCCAACACCAGAAGAAGATGAACTATAGTAGAGTGGCATATTTGAATAAGAAACAGGTGCATCAAATACAACATATGGTGGATTTGATGAAGTATATCCATATCCTGGATTTGTTATAGCAACGCTCACAATTCTTCCATTGCTTACTGAAGCAGTTCCAATAAATTCTATATTTGGAGTTCCAAGAGAAGAAGTTCCGACT